CGGCGGGCATGTTGGCCCGGTGGCACAACGACAAATGCAAACTTCAAGGAGTAGCATAAATGCAGATGACGGCGGCTAAAGCCATTGCGGCCTTTCTTACAAGCCTTGTGGCTCTCATTTCCGTGTTCGGCGTTTCGACCTCTTGGGCGTCGCCGTCCCTGATTGACGGCGTGTCAATCGTTCTTGGCGCTGTTTTGACGTCCGCCATCACATGGGCGGTGCCGAACAAGCCGAAATGACTTGGCTGGAAGTCGCAGCGATTGTTGTGCTGCTGGCGGGCGTTGCTGCGGGAGGGTTCCTCGTCGCGCAACGCCCGTCTTTTTGGTTTGGCCTCGGCGCCGTGATGCTCAGGGCAGCGTTGCCCAGCCTCCTAACACGGATGCCTCCCGAACAGGAGGCGGAGTGGAGGGACTGCATTCGTCGTGGGGGCGAGTGGGATCACGTTCGACGGCGCTGTAAGCGTTGACGATCAACTGGGCATAGCCCGCAATGTCTCTAAAGTGATCCGGCTCATGTGGGTTGCCCGCCAAGATGCGACCGATCTTGCTGGCAATCATCTCTAGCGTCTCGCGCTGCGTATCGTCTAACACCTTCCAGTTCTTGCCCCGCCGCATCGCGTCCTTGAGCGTCTGTGCGGTCATGGCGACGTCGTAAAAGTCACCGTGGGTCTTCTGGCGTTCGCTCAGAATGTCTTCGATCATACACCCTCCTTCGGGATCATCGCCCGGATGGCGGCTATATAGGCCCCGGCTTCTGCATGATCTCCAACCTCGCCAACAGCGTCAGCCGCCTCATCCAGCACCACGGCGATGGCTGCGCGGGCTAGCCACTGATCACTGATGCCCCACTTGTCCTCGTACAGCCGCGCCACGCGCTCCACCAGATCACCGCTCATACAATTTCTCCGTTCAAGGCTCGGCGGGCACGATCAATCATTAAACCATCACCATCGTCGTTGAAGTCCACCTGACGCTCAACCATCGCCAGTAACTCTCCAAGCGTGTTTCTCAAGTTTTCAATGTCATCCATCAAATCGTCATGGATCATCATTTGTGCCTTGATCTTGATGGCTGCTTCATAAAGCATGTCAGCAGTATGCGCGGCACTGGGTCCACTCTCACGATAGCTTTTTGAACGCTCCAGCAAACGATCAACAAAATCACTCATCGCGCGGCTTCCTGTTGCTCTTGTAGGCTTCCTCGAAAACGCCGCGCATCTCATCAAGTGTGCGGCGCGGCTCCTGCGGGAGGGGGAGGAGAAGATACCTGCCATCCAACTTTGGCGCTGCCCCCGGCCACGCATTCAAAGCGGCGGCGATGGCTGCGCGGGCTATGGCGCGACACGCTTCCTTTGCACCGTCCGGCGTCAGTCGCCAATCATCTCCACAGAACGTGTGAACATTATCATTCCAGTCATCTCCAAGCTGTTCCGCAACTGCCTTCGCAGCCGCCTCCACCACCTCATCGGGTATCTGTTCAGGACGGATCATGCGTCACTTCCTAGTGCGGCGCGGGCCAAGATGATTGCCCACTCTCCAATCATGTAAGGCTCACAGCCAGATATTTGCTCCAGCGCCGCACGTAGCCGCTCAATCTCGGCGGCGGATTCCTTTAGCAGCGGGTCACGCTTGTCATCGTACCCGCACGAGCAATCATAACAACGCCCTTGGCAACCGCGCTCGTGATCATCTGTGGCGTAAATCCGCAGCCGCTCCACAATGTCAGTCATTGATCCTCTCCAACAGTTCCTTCCGCTCCCGCTGCGCTCGCAGCGTCGTGTACCGCTGATGGATGCGGACGGCGTAGGTCGGCCGCTTATGGACCTTCACCTCCTCGTCCAGCATCGCCTTGACCTGGTCCTCTGTCCGCATGGACAGCAGCACGTTCAGGTCGTGCCAAGCACTTTTCATCCTCTCAACTCCTCCATGGCGACCTCGGACAACGCGCGCTTGTCGCGGAGCGCGGTTAAAATCTTATCGTCAATCGTGTTATTGGTGATGAGTAGGTACACCCACACATCATGTTCTTGACCGCTGCGGTGCAACCGGCCGATCACTTGTTCGTAGTCCGTAAAACTCCACGGCAAGGTCAGAAAGACCATGTGATGCCCGCCATGCTGCAAGTTCAAGCCAAATTGTGCGCTCTTTGGATGTACCGCCAGCAGCGGTATCTTGCCCGCGTTCCAGCGTTCGACCACGTCAGCGCCGTCGTCCAGCGTCCACAGCGTACCGGGGTAGCGGCGCTTTAGTTCCGCCAGTTCCTCGACGAAGTTGTAGACGATCAGGGTATTGGCCCGCTGGTTCCCCTCTAGCACCTCGTCCAGCAAGTCGAAGCGGTGCGTCGAGAACCAGTGCGGGGCCTTGACTGTCTTGAACTGTCCGGGGCTGTCGGACGCGACGGTCTGGCTGTCGTAGACCCAACCGCCCGCCATCTGCTGGAGCTTGGTCGTGACCGCAGCGGCCGACAGGGCGGTGATGTCTTGCCACATGAACTCCTTCTTCATCTTCTCGTATGGCTCACGGTCAGGCATGTCGCAACGCATTTCGACCACATGGCACGGCGGCAGCTTGTCCTTGTAGACGCCAGGCTCCAGCACGTAGGTCGCCGGACGGATGCGGGTCATCACCTGCTCCAGCGCGCCCCTGCGCGGCATCCACTCGCCAAAGTCGCGGTTGATGCAGACGAAATACTGTTGCATGAACGCGCCCTTCGTGCGGCCCAACAGCTTCTCGTCGATCACCTTGCACTGGCCAAAGACGTCCTCAAGGCCGTTCGACGTGAACGAGCCAGTCAGACCCCAGCGCACCTTGAAGCGGTCGATGACCTTGAGCAGCGCCTTGAACCGCTTGCCTGACGGGTTCTTGAGCCGGGTCAGTTCGTCGAAGACGACCCCATCAAAGGGCACGTCGGGCAGCTTGTCGAGGTTGTCGTAGTTGAACACGACCACGTCCGACTTTGCCTCGAAGGCCGCGCGGCGTTCGGCAGCGGTTCCGATGGCCACCGACATGCGCAAGCCAGGCGCCCACTTGGTGCGCTCGACCGGCCAGACGTCCGTGCAGACGCGCTTGGGTGCCACGACCAGCCACCGCTTGACCGCGCCGTCGCGCAGCATCTCGGCCATGGCCGTGAGCGTGATAGCCGTCTTGCCGGCGCCGACGGGCGCCAGGATCATGGCGCGGTCGCGTTCGTAGAGGAAGGTGACGGCGTCGTTTTGGTATGGTCTAAGCGTGAGGCCCATTCATCTATCTCCGTTTTTGACCATAGTACCGTGTAGTTTTGTCCGAGTTCCTTCATGCGGGCCGCGAACAGCTTCTGGAGCGGTGCCAGCCGCCCGCCGGGCGCCTTGAGTTCCACGAACCACACCGATCCGTCAGGCAGACAGGCGATGCGGTCGCTGACGCCGCGATGGTTGGGCGAACGGAACTTGTAAGCCGTCCCGCCCATGCGCTCGACCGTCCAGACGAAATACTTTTCGATGTGACTTTCGCCGCCCATGCCCATCATTTAACAAACATCGCTTGACAGGTCAACAAGAAATCTGTAGTACCGGATCAAACGACAGGAGACGACATGGCACAACACTCAAACATCGTCGGCGGTTCGACCGCCAAGCGCGTCATCAATTGCCCCGGCAGCGTGGCGCTGGTTCAGAAGGTGCCGCCCAAGCCATCCAGTAAGTACGCCGACGAAGGCACGCTCCTGCACCACGTCATCGCGGCCGTGCTGGAGACGGGCAAGGCGCCGGAAGACTTCCTTGGCACCGAGTACAACGGCGTCGAGTTGATGGAAGACTTGCTGGAGCGCAAGCTGTTGCCCGCGCTTGCTGCGCTGGACGAGATCGACCCCGACAAGGTGATGGAATATGAGGTCGAGAAGGTTGTTGGTTTTGGCAACGTACTCCCTGGCGTTTTTGGTTCCGCCGATCTGGTTGGCCGTATTGGTGACCGAGGCATTCTGGTGGACTGGAAGTTTGGTGACGGCGTGGCTGTCGAAGCCGAAGAAAACCCGCAGGCGCTCTTCTATATTGCCGCCGCCCTACACACGGCGTCAACGTCTTGGGCGTTCAGGGACACTGCGGCGATTGATGTCTACATCGTTCAGCCGCCGTTCGTGAAGAAGTGGACGACCGATCTCGACCGCGTGCGTCGCTTCGAGGCCGATCTGGTCCTCGCCGTGCGCGCCGCCGAGCAGCCGGACGCACCGCTCAAGACGGGCGACCACTGCCGTTGGTGTGCCGCCAAGACGATCTGCCCGCTGGTCAACGGGGCCGTGGCCCGTGCTGACCGCGCGGCACTCAAGACGGTCAACGTCGATGACTTGGCTGACGCGCTCGACAAGATCGACGTGCTGGAGGGCTGGATCAGGGACGCCAAGGAGATGGCGCAGACGCTGCTGGAGAACGGTGTGGACGTGCCGGGCTACAAGCTGGTCGCCAAGCGGGCGACCCGTCAGTGGACGGACGAGGCTGCGGCCTTGACAGCGCTGCGCGAAGCAGGCTGTAGTGCAGAGGAATTGACGGAGCTGAAGTCTCCGGCGCAGGTCGAGAAGGTGCTGAAGAAGCGCAAGATCGACATGCCGGAAGGGCTGATCACCTCCGTCTCAACGGGTAACACGTTGGCAAGTGCGGATGACCCGCGCCCCGCCGTGTTGCGAGTGGGCGCACAACTTGTCGCCGCTCTTGGTAAACTTGTCTAGAAAGGACAATACAATGAACGACATCGTGAACTTTGGCAACGCCAAGCTCCCCTCCGTCCAGAACCTCTCGACCGCCTTGCGCTCTCTGGAGCATGAGGTCGGTGGCACTGGCATGGCGATCCTCAAGATGGACAAGACCGGGCACTGGGTGTTCGGCGCTGACCAGACGGAGATCGAGGAGGACAGCACATGGGCGGTGAACCCGTTCAGCTTCGTCCACGGCTACATCGCATGGGGTGAGGGTGACGTGCTGGGTGAGAAGATGGTGCCGGTGGCCGATCCGCTGCCGGAAATGGACGTGCCGCCTCCCGGCGCCAAGCGTGGCTGGGAACTTCAGGTCGGCATGAGCCTCAAGTGCATGAGCGGCGAGGACAAGGGGCTGGAGGTGACCTATAACGTCACGTCCGTGGGTGGCAAGCGCGCCGTTCAGAGGCTGGCCCTTGACATTGCCGCGCAGGTCGAGAAGGACCAGACGAAGCCCGTGGCTGTTGTGCGTCTCAAGAAAGAGCACTATACCCACAAGTCCTACGGCCGCATCTACACGCCTATCTTTGAGATCGTCTCTTGGGTTGGTCTTGACGGGCAGGCCGACGATCAGTCCGTGAGCGAGGCGCCGGTGGAAACGCCCACCCGCCGCCGTCGCAGCGCCTAACGGGCGAGGGGGGCGGGCGCTAGCCTGCCCCCCGACCATCATGACAGAAGAGATTTGGAAACCCGTCCTCGGTTACGAAGGGCGGTATGAAGTCAGCGATCAAGGCCGCGTTAGGAACGCGCAAGGCCGGATGCTGAAACCCAATCGCATGGTTCACAACTACACTTGCGTCCACCTTTACAAAGGCGGCAAGTCGTCACGTAACGTTTCGACAATCCATCGCTTAGTTGCGAGCGCATTCCTAGAGAACCCTTTAGGGCTGCGCGAAGTAAACCACAAGAATTTTGACCGCGCCGATAACCGTGCGGTTAATCTTGAATGGGTTAGCCGTAAAGAAAACGTGCGCCACGCAGTGAAAAATGGACGGCGCCCCATCACAACGAAACGTGTGAAAGGCATCCATTTGAAAACAGGTGTCATCGTCAGTTTCCAAAGCATGGTGTACGCCGAGATACATATCGTTGGAAAGCAGACCGGCGGCATAAGCCATGCGTTGCGCGAAAATCGCCCTGCTTACGGCTACGTATGGTGGCTGGCATGATTGACATTTTATGGGGCGATACGGAAACGCAGAGCGAATGCGATTTGCCCGCGCGGGGCGCGTACAACTATTGCCAGCACACCAGCACGAAATTGTTGTGCTTTACTTATGCGTTTAACGACGAACCGGCGCAAATATGGTGGCCGTCGAACGGCGAACCGTTCCCGGCGCGCGTTGTGGAGCACATTAAAAATGGCGGGCAACTGCGGTTCCATAATGCAGCGTTTGACCGTTTTGTTTTTTGGTACGTCATCTGTCCGGACTACGGTGTCCCCGAACCGACGCTGGAGCAGTTCTATTGTACCGCAACGCAAGCGCGGGCGAACTGCGCGCCTGGCGGTCTTGAAGACGTTGGCCGGTTTGCCGGGGCGTCTATGCGAAAGGATCACCGCGGCAAGCAATTGGTGCGTCTATGCTGTATGCCGCCATTCAGCACAGATCCAGATGTGCTGCGCGAGCTAGGTGAATATGCCTTGCAGGACGTCAGGGCGATGCGCGCCGTCTCCAAGGCCATGCGTGATCTTACCGACGAGGAACTGGCCGACTATCACGTCAACGAGCGCATCAACGACCGTGGCGTCAAGCTCGACGTGCCGCTGGCCAAGGCTGCCGTGGCCTACGCCGCGGCCGAGTTGGAGGAGATTGAGAGCACCTTTCAGGACATCACTGGCTTGAGCAGCATCCGCAGCCCTCGTATGCGCGAGTGGGTGTGGGAGCGCGTCGGGCCGGAAGCCCGCAAGCTGATGACGGTCTGGAAAGACGGTGAGGCAAAGGTTAGCATCGACAAGGCCGTGCGGGCGAACCTGCTGGCAATGGAGGACCATGATGAAATCTCACCGGAAGTCCGTGAGGTGGTGCAGTGCGCGGACGATGTGTGGGCATCGTCCGTGGCGAAGTTCAGCCGAGCCGCAGCGCTTGCAGATGATCAAGACCATCGCGTCCGGGGTGCGTTTGTATTTTCTGGCGGTGCAGCAACTGGACGAGCTTCGAGCTATGGCGCTCAAATCCACAACCTACCCCGGAAATGCGCGAAAGAACCTGAACTGATCCGCCAGGCAATGGTGCGCCGTCACGCTATTGTACCGCAGTTCGGCAGCCGGGTCACGGATGTTCTTAAAGGAATGCTTCGACCCATGTTTATTCCAGAGAAAGGGCGCGCGTTCATTGTCTACGATTGGTCGTCTATCGAAGCGCGGGTGACACCTTGGATTTCCGGTGATGGTGGTGATGCAGCACTGCAAGTGTTTCGTGAAGGCCGCGATGTTTACGTAGCAACCGCTAGCCTTATGTTCGGCATACCTGAAAGCGAAGTGTCAGACGATCAACGCCAACAAGCCAAAGTAGCCGTTCTCGCTTGCGGGTTTTCGGGAGGTGTAGGTGCGTTCGCCGCGATGGCCCGTATCTACGGGCTGACATTCAGCGAAACAGAAGCCCAGCGCATGGTATCGCTATGGCGACGGGCTAATCCGTGGGCGCCGCCGTTCTGGAATGACTTAGAAACAGCTTATACACGTGCCATCCGCAACCCCAAGACGCAAATGGTAGCCGGTCGCGTTACATATTATTTCGATGGTGTTCATCTTTGGTACTCGTTGCCGAGTGGCCGCGTGCTCTGCTACCCTTACGCTCTTATTGGCGAGGATGGCGTGACTTACGCGAAAGCAAGTTGGAAGCCCGCTGCGGATGCCAAGGAATGGCCCCGCGCGCGTCTCTGGAAAGGTCTGGCTTGCGAAAACATCGTACAGGCCAGCGCCGCTGATATATTGCGGGAAGCGTTGCGCAACCTTGACGCTGCTGGCTACGCAGTCGTGGCGCATGTGCACGACGAGGTCGTGACGGAGCATCCGATTGACGACGCGGAGCGCGCAAGCGCAGATATAAAGCGCATCATGGTGCAAAGCCCGGCTTGGGCGCGCAACCTTCCGCTTGCCGCGGGCGGCAAAATAATGTTACGGTATGGCAAATAACTTTAAAGGTGAGCCATGGCTGACATTACCGCGCAGGAACTGAGAAGCAAACTGGCGTATAACGCCGAGACGGGTGAATTTCAGTGGCGGCAGTCGCATAAGCGTAAGAGCGCAAGAGGTTGCGCAGGAGCCATTGACGCATACGGGTATGTGGTTATTCGCGTCAACAAGAAGCTTTACAAGGCGCATCGACTTGCATGGCTGTACATGACAGGCGAGTGGCCGAAGAATGGCCTAGACCACAAGAACAACGTGAAAGATGATAACCGCTTTGCAAATCTGCGCGATGTTTCACAGTCCGCCAACATGCACAACGTGCGTCGCGCGCCAAAAAGCGGTGCGGTTGGCGTAGTATGGGACAAGTCGCGGCAGAAATGGCGCGCACAAATTAAAGTCGGCTACAGAAACATTTGCCTAGGGAGGTTTGAGTGCTTTGAGCAAGCCGTTTCCGAACGACGGGCGGCAGAACAACGCTTAGTCAGTAACGACGGAAAGGGTTGACAATGAATAACAGCATGACGCTGGTATCCGGCGTCGCAGCGGTTCTGCGACTTCTCAGACGACACACGCTCCCGGCACTAGCGGCCGTCCCCCTCGTGGCCGCTAGTGCTTACGCTTACGATGCCACCGGCTACGTGACGGCCGAGGCCAAGCGTCAGGGCGTCCCGGTCAAGTTCGCGCTCTACATGGCGCGGATCGAGAGCGGTGTGCGGTGCAACAATCACAACAGGAAGTCCAGCGCCACCGGGCCGTTGCAGGTGTTGCGCGGCACGGCGCGGGCCATGGGCTACAAGGGCGACATCCGTCGCGCGTCGTGCGCGACACAGACGCGCTACGGCATGAAGCATCTGGCCATGTGCTATCGCGGCGCGCGCGGCAATCAGGCACTCGCCAAGAGGTGCCACCAGGTCGGCGTGTCGGTTCTCTACAGAAAAAAGAGCAAGAGACGATGACAGCCTTCGATCTGACAGTGTTCGCCGCTGCTTGGGTGGCGGCGAACCTTGTTGCTTATGCGTTGTTCTACGTAGGAGGTGGAAACGATGACTGATCTATTGGAATACCTTGTAGGGCTGGCGCCACAAGGCGAGACGGCGCTGATCGTCCGCCAGAAGCCCGTCATGCACGACGGCCGGCAGGTGACGCACCGCGACGGCACGCCGAAATACACTTGGCCCGCGTTCTTGCCGTCGCGCAAGCGCAAGGAAGGCGAGAGCTGGTTCATCAACACCGGCTCGTTCATTGTGGACCGTTTCACAGACGGCAAGCCGTCTGCCAGTGCGGCCAACTGCGAGTACGTCCTGTTCATGATGCTGGACGACATCGGCACCAAGTCCAAGGAGCCGCCGCTGGCCCCGACGTGGGTCATGGAGACGAGCGAGGGCAGCTACCAGTGGGGCTACGCTTTCACCGAGGAGCAGCCGACCAAGGCCGAGTACAGCGCGGCCATTACGGCCATCGCTGCTGC